ACGTTTGATGAAACAGTAACAGATATTAGTGCTACAAAAATCCGCAAGGAATTGGGATTGAAGTGAACAAATACCACATTAGATTTAATACCAAACACAACGGGTCTGATTTAGTTTGGCGAATATTTGAAAACGGTGTAGAGCATTTGGCCACTGATGTTAGGTTAGTTGGCGAAACTTTTACAGAATGTACTCATGAATACGGCGAAACAAAATGGAATATTGCCTGTCATGGACGACTTGTTTGGGTTGATAAAGTAGCTGTAATTGTTACTGGTAAAGACTAACAAGTATGTTTAAAATAACGTAAACAATAAATACTTGGTTAACACATCCTTAAGGAGAGATTTATGACAAGCATTACATTAGAAACCCCAATAGTAATAGTTCCAGCTACTGAAGCTAAGACTACCACTTCTTTTAAAGTTACTTATGTTGAAGAAAACTATGGTTGGACTAACGACGAAACTGGAACTAATCCTAGAGCCCCCGGCCGCTTAAATGCTGTGGTTGCAACATTAGTACTCAGCGAAGATCCATATATTGAACGTAGAATTACTGTATGGGAAGGCGAAGAGTATCTAGCAGTTCGCGGTACATGGACTGACCAAGATATGTACGCTAGAATTAAAACTTTATTAGTTTAAAAATTTAAACCAGTTCTAATAGTATTTCTATTTTACTCCGAATAGACTTATTACTTAGGCTGGTTTTTACCCCTTGATGCAAGGGTTTAGGCCATTGATTTAAATCGCACCAGGCGTAGCCGGCATGTTCCTCATTTAATGTAGGAATGAATTCTTTTTCTACTAATAACACATAGGTGTTATAATGAAACTGTTTATCATTACTAATAAAAAGTTCTAAGGGAATAATTTTTTTAATTGCTGGAACTTTTCCAACTTCCTCACTTACTTCTCTTTTTAATGTATCGTACGGTGTATGATCATCTGGTTCCTTTTTTCCACCAACTAGTCCCCAGGTACCTGCTGTTTTTCCTTTTGTCCTTAACAAAAATAAAAATCTTTTAGTATCCTTAGCTAAAAACAATCCGCCGCTACAAACTATTTCTGTCATAAAATTAAACGCCAAGCGCCCGGATCATACACTCCCTCGAATGTCTTTGTCCATTGTTCCCCGTCCCACTTGTACTGTATTCCTGTATATGAATTAATTATATAAGTGAGGTCAGTGACGCTAACTGAATTGAATATTATTGTCCACAATTCGCCGTCCCATTTTACAATATCATTAGCCGATGCTACAAATGGAGAATTATCTGTATTTCTCCACGCATCTGCCCCGTCTACAATATCTTCTAATATTAAATATCTAGCACCGGCAACAGATGATAATGGATTAAAGGTTGTTGGATTAATAATCGCATCTATTGTACCTCTACCATCTATTATGGTATTGGTGGGAATTGTATCTGAGTCAATGTTCATTACCATTGTTGAGTCGTCAGTTGGATTTAAACTAACATACGAAACAACCTCATTGCCGTCTACTTTCATAAGGCGTATTTGACTTAGTCCTGCTTTAAATTCGCCAGGATATAAATCTAACAATTTTCTCCAGTTTCCTTTATTAGCAATTTCGGATGCACTAGTAATGCCATCTGAATTACCGTCTTTAAATGGTAATAAGGTTGCGGTGTTGTTAATGACTAATAGGCAATAATTTCCCGGAGAAACAACTGTCTTACTATCTGCAACTCTACCGGCAAACAAATCTGTTAGTCCCATATCTTTATAAGACCCCGATGCTACTGTGCCCGGCTGATCAGTATGTAAATTAGTAATAATTTTTGTAATAATACCTAACTGCTTTACCTTAGCTGGTGGAGTAATCCATATTGGTGCTGAAAAACTTAAATTACAAATAGATATATCGCTTTCTAATCCTTGAGGAATTGTTCTACTTTCAAACTGCTGTCCCGTTAGTTCAACAACGCTGAGACTAGTCCAATCTATATAGTTGTCTGTAGTTTGTATTTCTAAACTAGGATTAAACAATACAACAATTTGCTCCCACAGTTGTAATTTTTGTTCTGTGTTAGTGGTCCATATATCGGCAGAAAAAGTAGCCAGGTAGGGAGTTGGCATCATTCTTTCTACGGTATAGTTAGCTCCTTGCGTATTAAGATATTCATTGCCCTGGTCATCATATGCTCGTTCTCTTATTTGAACCTTACTAACAAATGTTGGATCTTGTAATCGATCTCTATCAAACTGCATGTCTTTAATATAACAGGCAATAAATGGTGCGCTCTGAATAATATTTTCACTATTCTTTTTCATAATAGACGCAACCTGACGATTCATATCACCATAGCGAACAGGAACTTCTACTAAATTACCTTTAGCATCCTTATAACTGAAGTTACTCATTAACCTCATAAATTGTGTCAAGTATCGTCGTACTTGACCATCATAAAAAAAATCTGCCATTAGTTATCTGCCTGTGGTCTTAGTGCCTTACTCAAGGCTTGTTTTTCTTTAATTACCTTGCCGGCAACTGTTGAAGTAGATGCATTATTAATAAATGTACCCTTTTGTGTTTGTCTAACTGCTTTACCTGCATAATGAGCACCGGTTGCAGTATCCTCATTGCCTGTATTATTAAGAGTCATTCGAACATTATCTTCAAATTTAATCCAACGAACTCCGTCCCACCTAAACAATCTATTTGGAAAAAAATCAGTTCGTAAATGAAACTGCCCGTTTAGGGGGTTTGAAGGAAATGCAGTATCGAACGTATACGGAGCTCCGTTTGGAGGAACAGCGTCACCTGTTAAATATCCGACATAATAATCTTTATTTGGACTATGTAATACTACACTAGCATCCATAACTTGATTTTCTGTGCTAGCATCAGCATCTAATGAAGTGGTGTCGACAATGTCAACATTGCCGTCTTCTCGTAGCGGAAGAACAAAGAAATTCTTAGTGTCAAATCCGCTAGTAGGACTATCTGCTTCTGCCTGCGCTATAATAGCTTGGTTAATTTGAATACTCTTATTGTAGGTACTAAGGACATCCCTTAATGAACTGCTGCCATCACCTGCATCAGCATCTAAAATTTCTTTAAATTCTTGACTATCTACCAACGGCGTACACTTTGCTCTTAGTAAGTGAGGATACCAAGTTTGACTAAATCCTGTTGCGGCACGAGTAACATCAGTTACAACATAGAATCGTTTTAATGCCACCATAGCATCATCTAACGCATATTCATCTTTAAGATGCGGTAATTCTAATACATCCCCCGCCATTAGTTTACGACCTAATGAATCAACAGTACCCTTTAAATGGAATGTGATCATTATGTTGTCATTTTGTAAAAATATTCCAAACTGTGTAAGATTAAAATCTATATCTTGCATGGTATAGATACCGCGTAACTGATAAACATCAGGGGAATAATGCCTGTCTCGATTTTCCATAAACAACAGGTCTTGTATTCCTAATTCCGGTATCGTACCGTCATTTGTAGGAACAGACGGACTAGCAGTCCCCTCCTGGGGATTTACAGGGCCAAGATATTTGTGTATAAAAATATCAGTTCCGCCAACTTGAAATTGTTCGTTTATAACACGATCAAGAAATCGGAAATCAGCACCCTTTTCTGGTTTATAAAGTGATAAGCGCGGCATAGTAGTTGTATTTATAGGTAAATAATGATATGACTGATTCAGAACAAACCCGCCAAGAAATAGTTACTTACATACGTACAATGTTAGGTGATGGCATGGTCGATATTGAACTAGACCCCATTCACTATAATACCGCAATTGATCGCGCACTGGCAAAATACCGACAACGTAGTAGTAATGCCGTAGAAGAAAGTTTTAGTTTTCTAACACTAGAAAATGACAAAAACGACTATATCCTTCCAAAAGAAGTTATGCAGGTTAGAGAAGTATTTCGACGTAGCATAGGATCTAGAACGGGGGGTGGCGACGGCGGTACGTTGTTTGAACCATTTAATTTGGCCTATTCTAATACATATCTAATGAGTTCATCAAATCTTGGTGGATTAGCAACATATTTTATGTTTGCCAGCTACCAAAAAGAAGTTGGTAAAATGTTCGGTAGTTATATTAACTTTGATTTTAATCCTACAAGTAAAAAGTTAAGAATTAGCCAACGTCCACGTGGACAGGAAAGTGTTCTAATCTGGGCATACAATTATCGACCAGATTTTAACCTATTCGAAGATACGTATGCAGGAATTTGGCTTAAAGATTACGCAGTTGCACAATCTAAAATTATACTAGGCGAGGCACGTGAAAAATTTGCCACAATTGCCAGCCCACAAGGCGGTACACAGTTAAACGGGGGCTCTTTAAAAGCAGAAGGCACTGCCCAAATTGAAAAGTTGGAATTGGAATTAATTAATAATTACGATAACCAACAACCATTGACCTTTGTTAGAGGTTAATATAAAATATAGTATCCCGGGAGATGCTATGATTATAGGTTTTGTAGGTTTTATTGGTAGCGGCAAAGATACTGCCGCAGACTATCTTGTTAATTTTCACGGATTCCGCCGTGATTCATTCGCTAATACATTAAAAGACGCGGTTGCTGCCGTATTTGGTTGGGACCGCGTTCTCTTGGAAGGACGAACAAAAGAAGCCCGAGAATGGCGTGAACAAGTAGATCCGTGGTGGGCAAAACGATTAAACATTCCTACGTTAACACCACGCTGGGTACTACAATATTGGGGTACAGAAGTATGTCGTCATGGGTTCCACGATGATATATGGATTGCCAGTGTAGAAAATAAGATGCGTAAAACAAGCGACAATATTGTTATTAGCGATGTTCGCTTTCCTAATGAGATTAGAGCTATACACAACGCAGGCGGAAAAGTTATTCGTATTAAACGAGGTCCCGAACCCGACTGGTATGATGCCGCAGTTAGTTTTAATAGCGGTCCTAACGGAAATGCAACTTGGGCATTAAGTCAACGAAAACTAGAAACACTTAAAATTCATGCTAGCGAAACTGCCTGGGTAGGTGGCGACATTGACGTTACTCTTACCAATGACGGCACTATTGACGAATTGTTTGAGTCTATTAAAAATCAGGTGTCAGGTCACCTTGACGCCAGGGAAGGCCTAACACGTGAAGTAGCCGTTGGCAGTTGGCGCATACAGTCTTGAGATTATTAGGACGGCAGTTATTTAAATCTCCGTCTGAATGAAAGACATTAAATTGTTCTAGATACTTACTAGAATAACCGCATTTATCACATTTGGATTTTAATTTATATCCAGCCAGTGCCCATTTAGGTTGTCCATCACCTAACTGTCTTGCACAGTGGTCGCACTTAGACCTATAGAAAGTCTTACCTTCTTTAATATAGTTGACCGCAACCGGTCTTTTATTGCAAACTTTACAGAGTTTTCGCATTAACCTGCCCTTTTTGTGCCCTTTTCGAATGTATTTAATCCGGTAAATTTCTCTGGTAATCGCTAAATAATTCAAAGTGATCCAAATTAGGAGAGTTTACAATGGCAACAACACTACAATCACCTGGCGTATCAGTTAGCGTTATAGATGAAAGTTTCTATACACCTGCGGCACCGGGAACTGTTCCGATGATTTTTGTGGCAACAGCCCAAGACAAACAGAATGCGTCAAAAACAGGAACTGCACAAGGTACAACCAAAGCCAATGCTGGCAAAGTATGGACAATCACAAGTCAACGTGATCTAACTGATACTTTCGGTACACCAAAATTTTATACAGATGCAAATCAAAATCCAATTCATGGTAATGAATTAAACGAATACGGACTACAAGCCGCTTACAGTCTTTTAGGTGTAAGCAGTAAAGCATACGTTGTTCGCGCTGATATAGACCTAACACAATTAGAAGCTAAATCTAGCATTCCTAAAGGTGATCCAATTAGCGGAACATATTGGTTAGACACAGCAAATACACTGTTTGGTATCAACGAATGGGATGCTACCAACGCTGTTTTTGTATCAAAAACTCCGCTGGTAATTGACGACGCATCAACTTCAACTAGCCAGTCCGGTCTAGTACCAAATCAAAGTTTTGGTACCGTTGGCAGTTATGCTATTGTTGCTACTTCAGATAACCAAGCACCGCTATACTATAAAAACAACAACAATAATTGGGTATTAGTGGGTTCAAATAATGAAAATAATTTTGGACATAGTATCAGTAGTAGTACATTTTTAAGTACTAGCTGGGCAACAAGTTTCCCAGTTGTTAAAGGCACAAAGGCTGCGATATCTGGTGGTTCAAGTGGTACACTGATCATTAATAATCAGTCTATTACATTGTCTGGAACTACTGCCGCAGCCTACGCACTTTCAATTAATGGCCAAATGCCGCAAGTTGGCGTTGGTGCAAAATTAAATCCTACAACAGGTTATTTAGAATTATACACAGATGCAAGATCAACTGGAACTCATCGCGGTATTGTTATAAGCGGTACATCCGTTGATTATCTAGGCCTGAATACTGGAACATATGAAGCTCTAGCATTAACTATTGCTCCGCATACACAGATTCCTCAGTATGGTACTGTTGGCAATCCTACAGGCAGTGTTTACATTAAAACAACCAGTGCAAGTAAAGGTGCTAATTGGGTAGTAAAATATTACAACGGTTCTACAAAGAGTTGGGGTACAATTTCTGCTCCAATATATGCAACAAGTGAAGCAGCCATCAAAAGTCTAGACATTGCCGGCGGAAAGAACATAGCTGTTGGATCTCTCTACATTGAGAGTAACTATGATCACGGAACCGGGTTAACTAGTACTAGCACACAACAACAGGCTAACTTTAAAATTTATAGAAGAACCGCAGTAAGCCCTACAACAATCACTGGCGATGTAGATTTAAATTCATATAGCTATAGTTCAACATTAACTTCTGTAATAACTATTGCAGAAACAGTTGCAGGTAGCAGTTCTATTGTAAGTCAAACAATTACTATCGAACATAACGATGATATTAGCGACATTGTATCAAAGATCAGCGGCGCAGGCCTTACAAACGTAAGCGCATCAGTAGATGACGACGGCAAACTCAGTATCAAACACGCACTGGGTGGTGATATACAACTAACTGATGATACAGCCCAACCAGTTTTAACGGCACTAGGCTTTACACCATACAACATGGTAACCAAGCAAGGGACAGCAAATCTATACAATTCAGGTGACTACGATTCATATGACTATAGAGCTTCTAACTGGAAACCGTTGGTGTTTGAAGCTAAGGCAGCAACGCCAAGCACCGATCCAGCAGATGGTACACTATGGTACGGATCTAATCTAACTGATGTTGACATTTTATATCATAATGGCACAACCTGGGTGGGCTACAGAGATGCAACAGCATTTCCTAATTCAGACATAAATGGTCCTCAACTAGCCGCATCTGCTCCTAAGAAACAGAGCGATAAAGTATCTGACCTAGTCAACGGTGATATTTGGATTGACACAGCTAACAGTGACGAATACGGACAAAACATCTATGTTTATAATGGAACTACATTGAAGTGGGTCAAACAAGATGTAACAGATCAAGAAGGTCCAAATGGATGGTTGTTCCATGATGCACGTTGGGCAATTAATGGATATACCGCTACTCCTTCAACTATCAAAGCATTGTTAACTGAAAACTTCTTAGATCCAGATGCTCCAGATCCTGCATTATATCCTCAAGGGATGAGATTGTGGAATCTACGTAGAAGCGGATTTAACATCAAGAAATATGTTATTGACGCAATTGATATTACAGCCAATGACAGTAAAAACGTAAGATATGATGATGAGTACATGGACGGTTCTCAAGGAGATCCAGAATATCTAACTGCACGTTGGGTAACTGTAAGTCCTAACGCTGATGATGGAAGCGGAACATTTGGACGTAAGGCTCAAAGAGGGTTTGTAGTTAAATCTTTGAAATCTTTAATTGATACCAATCAAGAAGTTAGAGATACAGATACAGTGATTTATAATCTACTAGCAACTCCTGGTTATCCAGAACTTATTCAGAATATGTGTGCTTTAAATGCAGATAGAGCGTATACTGGATTTGTTATTGGTGATACACCATTTAGATTAAAAGCTAATGCAACAGACCTAGCTGCCTGGGGTAGCAATACTTCTCAAGCCACTGACAACGGTGACGTTGGTGCAGTAACCAACGATGAGTATATGGCTATGTTCTATCCAAGTGGTTACACTACTGATAATAGTGGAAACAAGATTATGGTACCAGCAAGTCACATGATGCTACGTACTATCACAGTAAGCGACCAGAAGAGTTATCAATGGTTTGCACCTGCTGGTATACGTCGTGGCGGAGTTGATAATGCAACATCAGTTGGTTACCTTGAAGATGGTGAATTTAAGACTGCGGCATTGCCAAATAGTATTAGAGATACAATGATACAAACAGCAAGAGTTAATCCTATTGCAACACTAAACGGCGTGGGAATTGTTAACTTTGGTAATTTAACTAGAGCTAGAGGCGCTAGTTCATTAGATAGAATTAATGTATCTAGACTAGTAGCTTACCTAAGAAGACAACTTGATATTCTAGCTCGTCCGTTCTTATTTGAACCTAACGATAGAAACACACGTAACGAAATCAGAAATACAGCAGAAAGTCTATTATTAGAACTAGTAGGACAACGTGCTCTTTATGATTATATTGTTGTCTGTGATGAATCAAACAACACATCCGCCCGCATAGATCGTTCAGAACTATGGATGGATATTGCCATAGAACCAGTTAAAGCAGTTGAATTTATCTATATTCCACTACGCTTGAAAAAGACTGGCAGTATAAAGGCTGGTACTTAATATGGTAAATAACAAAGAACAAGGAGCATTTAAATGCCAATTTCAAGTTTAATTAAATTCACAGTGCCAATAAGTGGTGGAGGCGATTCAGCAGCCTCTCAAGGCCTCTTAATGCCTAAACTACGTTATAGATATAGAGTTATTTTTCAAAATTTCGGAGCTTCAGGTCAAATTCATGAATTGACCAAGCAGGTGATGACCGCAGGTCGTCCAGCTGTTAGTTTTGAAAATATGGAACTAGCTGTTTACAATAGTAAAATTAACTATGCTGGAAGATATTCATGGGCAGACGTTAGTATAGTGCTAAGAGACGATGTTAC